TGGTTCTAGCGGTTGAGCCTTGAATAATCCTAAGTGTTGCTCCGCTTACCTTTCCAGACGCTGCTGGGTTAGCAAAAGATATAGTGGTGTTTTCAGTGAGGTCATGGCTAAAGTTACTAGCCGTTCTTAGGTCTAAAGATACTGCGGCAGAGCTAGAAGTAACTGCTGCGTATTCTTCGCTGAAACCGTTGTCTAGAGTGACTACTCCGTTGGCATCTGCGGTAACTGCTTTAGAGGCGGCTGTTAGACCTAGTGTTGCAACATCTAAATAATTTATCTCTGCGGTAGTGGCGGTAACACCGTCTAACTTATTAATTTCAGCGCCTGATGCTGTAACAGTTGTACCTCCAATTGAAACTACACTAGTAGAGGGTTGTACTCCTATAAATGATGCCATTTAAGTTATCTCCATTATGCCAAGACTTACATCGAGTGCCGAAGCTGTACCTGATTTAACGCGAAGCACATCAGTTGTTTCCAAGATATATTTTTGACCAGCAAGAACTTCTAGAGTTGTTCGAGCTGGAATCGAAACAGTGTCAAGAACTTGAAAGTCTGCGTTACTTGCAGAGGTGTCTTGAATCTGCACTGTTGCGTCAACTGCGGTTGCGGTCTTGTTACAAATTGCCAAACCAAGAATCACAGTCGTAGTCGAAGACGGCGCTGTGTAGAGATCGACATAAGCCGCGTGATTTACGTCTGCTGCGAAAGCGTTTTTAAAAGTATTTGCCATTTTATTATCCTAGAGCGATAGCGAGTGCGGTCGCATCATCCACCGTTGCTGCGCTTGCAGCCGAGGTTGCAACTTCGTTAATTCCAGCCGCCGTCATTCGGAGTTCAAACGCATCCCCCGAAGCAAAAGCGGAAGCAGATGTCCCGTCTTGCGCTCTGACGACCGTTAGATTTGTCCCGCTGATCGCGACTACTTTTACAATTTCTAACGTGAGAGGAGACTCTTTTTGGAGAGTACAATAGGCGTAGTCGCTTGCTCCAAGAGCCGGAAAACCTGTCGCGCTAGTTACCGGAATAGTAGTGACGCTATCGTTTATGCCGCTGCTAATTGTCGTCTCGAAGTTGTTAACAAACTTTATGCCCATTTTTGCTCCTAACTTGCAGTGATGACCCAAGTAACAGTCATTACGTCCGAAGAAGCTTTGTTCACAGTTGCAAAAACAGTTCGGCACAGCATGGTCCCGCCGCTCGAAGCGTTCAAAACAGCGGCTTCAGTCAATGCCGCAGTTCCGACTCCGGCACCAAATGTGGCGACATAAGAAACTGTATTTGTTGAAACTGTTGTTGAGGTCAAAGCAACTCGCGCTGATTCTGATCCTAACGCAGTGTCTGCTGCGGCGGCGGCAGTGCTTCCAGTTCCGACCGCCATGTGGGACATAGCTGTTGCGGTTGCGTCTTTCATTCGAGACGCTACATAGTTTTTACCGGTAGTCACGACAAGGTTTGGGACTTCTTTCACCACTTCTCCGTTCAACGCTATGGAGAGGGTTCCTGTTAATTTTAAAGCTGATTCAAACATTTTTAATTCCCTCTTTTTAAGAGTTGAGTGCATATGTATTAAAGGCTGATGTGTTCAGCACAGAATGATTGTGTCTTGATATTTCGTGAGAAAAATTTTCTGAGAACGAAAAAGAATCTGTTGCGTTCTTCTGCAAACTGTAAGTGTTTACGTCTGAAAAACTGAAGACGTTTGTCTTGTTCATAACCGCGCCGTTAACGTGGTTTTCGACATCATCTAAACTAAAAGCGTCGGTAAAAGAACGAACGTAACTTGTTGCGCGGTCAAACGAATCTGTAAGCCCTATCGATTCATTGAGTGACCTGCTAACAAGCAAGGACGAAGAATCCGTTATCGAGGTTGAGTCAGATTTAGACAAAGCTGTAGACAGTGACGCTAGATCCGAGGTCGTTAAAGAATCAGATAAATTTTTTCCAACAGTTAAAACAGAAACATCAGAGATTGCAGTTGAGTCTGAAAAATCTCTGAATATCTGTAAAAGAATGGTGACGTTATCGCTTAACGATAATGCGTCAGTGAGCTGCTTGCTGAGAGTTATTTGCTGAGAGTCGCTAAACGCAAACAGGTCTGCTGCGTTCTTACCTAAATTTAAAGATGCACTGTCGGAGAAACTTGTGGCGTCTTCAAGGTAGCGATTTAACGAATAATAGTTAAGATCAATTTCAATCGCTTGAATTTCAGCCCAGGTAATCTCGCCTCTAGCAAGCTGGTACGCGGTTTTCGCTTCAACTTTTACATACGTTACATCCGATTTCGGGTTAACGTAACTTAAATCAGAAAGCTTAGACATTAGTCGAAGTCACTTCTTACTTTGAGTTTGATTAAATCGTAAACCGTTTGAATACCGCCGTTGCTAAAAGTAATTTCTATTTCACCTTCGAAAGTACCCGCTGTATCAAGAGTTCCTGTTGGGAAATTAGTTGAAACTTCTCCGCTGCTTGGATTCGTCAACGTACATGTCAGAGTTGATTTAACTGTGGTCGTTCCAACTTCTCTAATTCTTAACCTGACAGAAGCTCCGGTGACGTTTATCGCAGCCCAAGTTGAGCTGTCTTCTGGGTCAAGCACTTTTCCAGACGCTGCCGCGTGACTGTTTTTTAAAGTAAAAGTTAACTCGGGAAGAGTGTCCCCAGTAACAAGATTGAGAGTTTCGGTGTAAGCCATTAGATGAACTCCCTTTTGCGAATTGTTATGTTGCCGCCAGAGAACCCAAACTTTACTTGTCTGACTGTTTTGCCTATCTCTCTATCAAAGAGCTGTTTTTTTGCAGCCGCCAAGTTAGGGTTGGTAAATGGCTGGTTAGGCATCATCTGAAGCCTAAACAACGCGCCTTCAGTAATAGCCTCTCTATGTTCTTTTCCAATGGTGTCTGGAATACTTGTAGCGGTAGACGAAGGTTTTAAACTGAAAAGAACTCTTATTGTGTCTTTTACTGCTGGGATAGGGGCTAAAAAGAAGCTGTTGTTATCCCTCTGGCTGTAATAAGCAGGAGTAGCTCTTTCTATTCCGTCTCCAATCTTATGAAGTAGCTCAGGATAACTGACCGGCTTTAATCGAGTCTTGTTGGCAAAAATATCAGTGATGTAATTAAGCTCCGTTCCAGAAGGCAAGCTAAGTTCATAGTCGTTAACACCGGCGTAGATAACTATTTCCTCTGCTTCCGGTATATAGACGCCTGTTCTTTTGCAAAATTCAATGGCTGCATCTCTAACAGCTCTTTCCACCATGAAACCAGGAACGCCTTGGCATTCTTGTCGGACATGGTCTGTAAAATCTAAAAACTTCATGCAGATCCTCCTATTGGTCTAGGTGATGAAGCTGCGTCAGATCTTGTTTTTATTCCAAGGCTTTGAGCGAATGCTTGGAAGTGCATCGCTGATCTAGAAACATTTCCTTCGTCGCTATCAATCTGGTATGCCCTGTACAATGTGTAATCGGCAAGGCAGTTTGCGTAAACGTCATCAAGACCGATTACATTTGTTGATGTTGAAAAATTGGCAATGGCGATATCAGCGGGGATCGTCGAATAAACTATCTCGATGGAGTGCGTTCCACTGACCGCTTTAGGAAAAACATAAAAATTCTTTGGGTCAGTTGTCTCATAAACAAAATGCTCGATACCATTACTACCTGCTAACTGCTCATGCCAATCAGGAAGGTTCTGGTCTAACATTTGTTTTTCAACTTGACTAACTGCTTGACCGTTAACGTTTCTAACAACATCAATTAATCTTAAAGCTGCGGCTGGTAATGATTGTTTGCTACCGGTTGCACAAGCAAACGTTGCAGAAGCAACATTAGCGTCTGGTCTGTGCAGAACCACTTCTCTTTGACCGTCGTTAAAAAACTTCAAAAGATTATCATTTGAGTAACGAACAGCTCCCGTGTCTTGGAGTATTGTTTTTACGCTATTAAGAAGATCGATAACTTTAATTGTCGCCATCTTCTTCCTCCCATTCAGTTACTTCTAAATCTGGCAGACCTTCGAAAGCATCTGTATA